TATGCGTCAATATTTAATACAATTGGATTAGATCCACCAGCAAAATACCCAGCACCAATCCCGGCGGGGTCAAAAAACTCACCCACTGTCACCTGATCAACAACGATTTTTGGATCACGCACGTTTATACCCCCACATAATCACATCAAGCGGCATAATGGCGGCAGACACAGTTTTTGCCGCGCAAATGTCAATGCTCCTTATCGTTTCATTCCACGGCAGCCGTATATCCTCCTTTGTTACACGATAAATTAGCAAGCCGCCAGCCTCCGCAGTCGGGGAATCTGGCACCACGCCGCCATTCATCAGCGTATAAGAAGCCGCTGCACTCTCGCCATTTATGAACATCATCAGGCACATATCAGCGGGCAGACTTCCCTCCAACTCAACTGTATGAGGGAAAACCTGAACCAGCAGGGTATCTACGTTCGTCGTCGGAATGAATGATATACGTGTAGCGGCGTTCCCAAGCACGTTAATAGCGGACCTTTGATACATAGGCGTATTCAGTGAAATATCCGCTTGTGTGACTAGCGGCACGCCGCCAATAAACGTCCACGCACTCAACACCGCTTCGATCAAGTCCAGCTTGTCCTGTGCCGTCGCCTGCGCCGCCGCCGTGGCGGGCGCGGCGATAAGTTTGGCGAGGATATCCGCGAGCGTCGCTTGCGTGGCGGCGCCCGCAGGCAGCGGCAGCGCCGCCGCACTCACCGGCTGCGTGCCCGCCAGGTTAGCGGCGATCTGTGCCACAATCGCGTTCGCCGCTGCGGTAACGCCCGCCGACGTGGACGGGTCAGCGGATAGCTTTGCCAGGATGGACGCCAGCGCCGCCGCCGCGGCAGCGTCGCCCGTGGGCAGCGGGTTCGTCGCGCTGACCGGCCCGCTATTGACGCCGGCCGCGCCTAGTATCAGCTTAATAAGCTGGTACTGTTTAGCGGCAATCGTGTCCGCGGCGACGACTTCACCGCCGGGGATGCTTGCCTTATTGAGTGTGACTTGATTCGATTCGGCCATTTAGTTGCCCTCAGTCCCCGCCTGCGTCTGCGCAATCGCACGCAGCAAATCCGCAGGCGTTAAATTAAGCTGCACGGTGTAATCGTCTAGCCCTTCCACGCGCGGCCGATTCTCAAGCGCGCGCACTTCATTGCGGTTGTATACGCCATTCTGCAACATGGTGGCATAGAATTGGCCGCGCGCGGGCGTGTCGGCGCGCAACAGTCCTTCGTAGTTAAAGCGCAGAAAATAGCGCTCACGATCCGCCGGTTTAAACAAGTACTTACCCGCTGACTGCTCAACGCGCGTGAAGTAAGGCAGCAGTGTGTGCGTGGCGAGTGATTGCCCGATCCACTCCACGTTATTATTCGTGCTGCCCTCCATTTCTTGCACCATATGCAGCGGCATGCGATAGATGCGGCATATCTCCGCGATCTGAAACTTGCGCGTTAAGATAAACTGCGCGTCATCCAGCGGCATTGACACATTAACGTGCTTCATGCCGCCCTCTAGAATGAAAGGCTTGTGCGCGTTCGCCAGGCCAGAATAAAGCTGCTCTAACTTTTCGTATGCTTTGTCGCGCTGCGGCCCTTCCAGCCAGTCGGGTACCTCCACGATAGTTGCGGGGCGGGCGCCCTGCCCAAAAAAGCGCGCGCCAAATTCTTCTGTTGCCAAGGCCAGGCCCAACGCTTGCCGCATCAGGCCAATGGGAGAAAGGCCCGTCAGGCCGTTGTATCCAAAGCCGGGCACATGCCATATCTTTTCAGCGGGCACCGTTTCCCATTGGCCGCGGTCCAGCACCTTAAACTGCTTTACGCCGGCCGCGTTACGCTCCACGCGCACGCCATCCGTGGGCAGCGGCACCAGCGACGACACGTTGCCCGCGCCGTTTGTTTCCTTGAATGAGTAGCTATTGCCGGCCAGACACAGCCCGAGCCCGAGCGTTTCCCGATATTCCGAGGAAGTCATGTCCGCGTTAGGCGATCCGGCGAGCACTTCTGCTAGTGGATGGTCGGACGCCTCGACGGCTGTGCCACCGTCCTCTTTACGCATCACGTGCACGGGTAGGCTGCCCATCGTTTCGGATATGATGCGGCAGCACGCCCACACGGCAGAGATTTGCATCGCCGTCTGGTCGTTCACGGCTTTGCCCGTATACGTGCCCTGACTCGCCAGCAAACGCCGCGCAAACTCGGGGTCCGATAGGCTATAGACGCCGCTCCACGAAAGCGCTTTGCGTCCAGCCCAGCGCGCCAGGCGTTGCACGACGCCTAGTCGCTCTTGTTTTTCAGCCATTCGTCAATACTCCCGCGTTTAGTTGCCTCGGCAATCGCTCGATTCATGGCGTTGAGCATCGCTAAAACGCCATCAATTTTGCTGCCGCTGCTCTGCTTGTTCGGGTATGTGTTCCCACGCTTGTCCTCTTGCGCGGTTACGTTGCCCATCATCCAGTTAAGTACGGGGTTGTTCCCGTGCGCAAACTGGCGCGCCGTTACTAAGCGCTCTACGTGCTTCATCGGCTCGCTAAGCTGCTGCACGTTCTGCGGGACTTTAACCATAGGCACGCCTTTTTGCAGCAGATTCGATGCGAAGTGCACCGCCTGCCACGGGTCAAAGCCAACAGCTTGCACGCGGCAATCCCGGCGCAGCTTCATTACGTCCGCTTCAATCACGCCGTAGTCCGCGACGTTGCCCGGGGTCAGCGTGACGTGCCCCGCCTTCGCCCACGCCTGCCACTCGGCGGCGTTCGTGCTTTCATCCTTGGCGGCCTCGGGCAAGTACACCCACAGGTAGAGACACCACAGTTTGATGCGCTCATCTGGCGGAAACAGCGCCGCCAGCGCGCTAGGGTCATCCGTCGCGCCCAAGTCCACGCCAAGGAAGCCGCGGCGCCCTTTCATCTTGGCGAGCGCCGGGCGCGGCGGACACGCCAGCCACGCCTGCATATTCATCCATGCAGCTTTAGCGCCGCACCAAACGTTTAACCGCTTCGTCTTGTACGCGTTCTGCTTGTACGCAGATTGCAGCGCCGCCTTTAGGTCAGCCTCGATGCGCTCGGGCAGGATGCTAACCCCAAAGTTCGGGTTAGCCTTGCGGGCCGCTTCCATCGTCGTCCAGTCGTCGCCCTCATCAATCGTGTAAATGATTGTGAAAAAGTGCGCGTCCTGCGTCGTACCTTCCAGCACAGAACACGCATACAAGTGGCGCTGATAGCACGGTCCGGACAGGGACGTGCCCGCCGTCGTGATTACATATAAGAGTGGCTGCTCCCGGGCACCCATGCCCAGCGCCATTGTGTCATACAGATCGGGCGTGGTGTGCTCATGGAATTCATCAATGATGGCGCAGTGCGGGCTTGATCCGTCACCAGGCTTGCCAATCACGGGCTCAAACTTCGCCGCCCGGTCATCCGGTTTTAAAAGCTGCGTCGTGCGCACTTCCACGCCGAAGCGATAACAAAACTCCGGGGTACGCCGCGCCATTTCAAGCGCTGGCGTGAACACTTCCCATGCCTGTTTTTCAGACGTGGCGCCGCTGTACACTTCCGCGCCGTATTCGTCGTCGGCCGCAAACATAATCAGGCCCGTAGCGGCAGCATCGAAGCTCTTGCCGTTCTTCCGCGGTTCCTCAATGTACGCTTCTGTAAAGCGCCGCAGCCCCGCGGATGTCACCCAGCCAAACAGTGCCGCCGTAATGAAGCACTGAAACGCGGCTAGCTCGTAGAGTTCTTTTTTCTTGGCCCAACGCCCCTTAACGTGGGGCAGCAGCGACTTAATCTTGCAGGCGCGCTCGGCTTTCGCTTCGTCAAAGTGATACGGAAAGCCGTCACTGCCGACGCGCGCCAGGTCGCGCTTGTGGCGATCACACGCCAGGCGCACCCATTTGCATGCTGGAATGGCGCCGCTTAGTACGTCCTCGACGTACTGCTGCGCCTTGACGACGTGCGGCCGTACAATGTCAGCCATCTACACATCGCCGAAGGCGCCCGCGCCGGCCTTGCCTGACTTCGGGCCGCCCTTCACGCGGTTGCGGGCGGCCGGGGTGAGGCCCAACTCGATCAGCAGCGCCCGGGCGCGGTTCGATGCGTCGGCGCGCTGCGCGTATTCGGGGCGTGCACGATATCCCGTCACGAACACCAGCGGGTCGCCGCCTTCCTCGCGGGGCGGGAATACCTTGCGGCACTCGTATGTCGTGCCGTCACGGTTCAGGATGTCAGACAGCGCGCGCACTTCATCAAGCGCCATCGCGCACAGGTTCAGCGCTTCCTCATGCGTTTCGCTCGCGCCGCCGGCGTCGTCAAGCCGGCTGATAAGGTCCGCGAAAATCTTGCGGGCGCCTTCGGACAGCCAGGCGGCCGGCTTCGGCGCCTTGCCAGACACGGGCGGCGCGCTGCCGACGCCGCCGGCCGGGCGGGGGCCGCGCACCTTGTGGCGGCGGGGCTTAATGTCTTGATCTGGCGCAGATAATTTGCTATGCTTTTTCATGTGCTTACGCTGCGCCTTAATGAGAATGATTCTCGTTTACTCCAATTGCAAATTAGTGCGAAAAGGGG